TTATCAAGCTCTGCGAAGCTCTGAAGCTTGCGATGATCAGACTCTTCGCTTTCTTGTAAGTTATACTTTTGATTAAGAATATGAAAAATCTCTCTGCTTCCGTACTCTGCATATTTCGTTGAATTTGCAGAGTAGAGCCCGATTTTTTGCCAAATTTTTCTGTTAGCAAAGGTTTTGCTGTGCATGTCAGATGTGAATTCACAATCTAAGAACAAAGTGTCTGAGTTACGCGCTTTAGTCGCATAACCGTCGCTGAACTTTTCGTTAAAAAACTCTCCTTTGCGCACAGAAAGAGTACCTTTTAAAATTGTTCCTGAGGGTATTAGTTCGTATTTTTTTTCTTGAACGACTAAATTAAAATCTATCATAATTTTTTATTGTTTGAATTAAATTGAATTAGTTGAAAGAAAGTCAGCAAGTTGCGCTGTGTTTAAGTCAGAAAACTTTTTAACATTTTGATTAGCAAGATAACTTGTAGCAACTTCTTTTTTTAAAGAATTACTTGCGAGATTGTTCTTGATAACTTCGATCAAGTTTTCTTTTTGCTCGCTCTCAGCTTTATCAATGCATTTGTCAATTAATGCAGGATTTTGCTGTAGTTGCTTCTCTTGCTCTCTAGCTTGAGCAATTGCTTTTTGCTTGAAAGCTAGCACGCTCTCAGTTTGCTCTTGTTTTTTAACTGTCTCTTGTTGAGCATTGACTTTTAACACTTGTTCAGAGCTGATATCTTCTAGCTCTTCGCTAGCATGAGCAGTAAATAAAACCTCAGGTAAGTGCGTGTTAATTAAGAATTTCGCAGCTCTGTAACTTAGCATAAGCTCTGGTAAAGTCTTGTATTTCAAGTTTCTTTTAGACCACCCTTCTTCTGTTGCTTGCTTCATAGTTACAGTAAAAGAAACTGTTTTATCGCTGTCTTTCATTTCAGCGAAAGCAGTAACTGAAAGCTCCTCGCCCTCGCCCTTGCTCTCGTAATATATAGAACGCTTTAGTTTGTTACTGTTATTAGCTAAAGCTATTAAGAACGAGCTAGACGCTGTTATTTTACCGTGTTGTGTATACGTATTTTGCAAAACAGTCAAAAGACTAACGTTAAAGTGTTCTGCTGACTGCAAAGCTATAAAGATATTTTGTGGTTTATTCTTATAAACATCTGTCAAGAAGTCGCTTTTTGCAAGCATCTCGCACATTTCAAAGCGTTCACGCCAATTTTCTTCTTTCATAATCTACTCTCTTTTGTTATTGAAAATCTTCTACTTGTTCCCTTTTTTGTAAACTCTTTAAAAAGATCAGGATGCTTCTTTTTAAAACTAGTTCTATCGAACTCATTGCGATCGTAGCTTGTGTACGTAGCTAGTACGTTACCTTCTTGCGTTGTTAGCTTATCATGTGTATTCATGTACTCTTTAATACTAGACTCTAGTAATTGAGCATGCTTTGAACGATCTAAATTACTTGCTTTAAGCATTAATAGCTTATCTACTTGAGATGATATAGCTTCATCAGCTTCAATGCTTGAGTCTGTAGAAGCTGGATATTTTAGCTTAACATCTTCGTCAGATCGACAAAGCGGAGCGTTGCCTAAGCATACATGTTGTTGCCAGAATTTTTTCGCTAAACTGATTAAACTTGCTTCATATTCAACATCACGTAAATACTTATAAGTACGAAACGTCTGACCTCCAATCAACACTGCTACTGCTACTGCATTAACAGGTTCTAGCTTGTAATGCTTTCTATGCGCATTAACTACAGCACTTTGAAAAGCTACTTGAGTATGATATTTTAATGGAATGCTTTCGCTTTCTTGATCTAAAGACCAGCTTTTAGCAAGCAACAATGAAGCTGTTTTACATTCTAATATAAAGCTGTAATTGTCGCACCAGCGATCAACATTCACAGCTAAAAAATCATACTCAGGATGTTTAACAAGTTTATTATCGTTCTGTATAGAAACATTATGTTTGCGAGCGTAAGTTTCAGCTATTAACTGCTCTAGTTTATCGCCGAAATATCCTGCTTCTTTTAATTGTCTAGATGCGTTTCGTTGTTGCTCTTCTACGTAACTTTTATCAGTTTTTGATAAATAAAGTTGATAAAGCGACGAGTATTTATTTTCATTTAATAAAGTAGAAATATCAGAAGCACCGATGTAATTCATTCTACTTACGCTAAATTTTAAACGCTCTAGTTGTTCTTCTTCTGTGTAATACATGACACTACAACAACGCTTGAATAGTCATTTCAGAAAGCATTGATTGTTTTGTATACGTAGACTTCTCATTCAATGCGCAATATCTGTTGATTGCTTGCTTTAATTGCTCGTTGTTATTTAAAGCTTTCATAATTTGAGCTGGCTTAGCTGAAAAGTATTTGTCTTTTAAGTTCTTTATCATTTTATTACCTTTTTGTTTTTGCTTGTGAAAGCATTATAACATTGCGTATTTTTCAATGCAAGCATTATTTTCAACTTTACATAAAAAAAGTACATGTTAGAAAGTATTTTCGATTGACAAACTAAAAACACGATATAAGCTATATTATGTAGTAATTAAAAGTTAAAAACATGCCAAAAAAAAATCATTATATAGAAAAAGTCGATAAATTGATCGGTAAAAGAGTATATCTATTGAGACTAGCTAAAGGCTTATCTTGTGAACAGCTTGCAAGTATGATTAGCGTAAGCGATAAACAGATGTACAAGTATGAAAACGCTCAGAGCAGAATGTCAACTGGAAGATTAATGCTGATCGCTAAAGCGTTAAAAATAGATGTAGCGTATTTTCTTCAAGACGTTGAAAACATTGAATCTAGCGATGATGACATTGACGCAACACGTCATCAACATTTGTGTATCGCAGTATCGCGTAACTTCTTGCGGATTAAAAGTAAAGAAACGCAACGTATAATACACGAGCTTGCTAAAGACATTGTTAAGACGCAAGACGAAAAAACTAAAGATTGAAGAAGGTTTGCGAAAAATGTCTACTTTTCTAGAAACTCGCTAGTGTACGTTAAATATTCAACTAAATTTTTGTTGAAGTTGATTGCATCTTGCAAGTACTCAGGAAAATGACTGATTGCTGTGAAAAAGAGTATTTTGATCAAAAATATCTTGAAAAAAATGATTTTTGAAAATTTGAAGTCTCCTGTGATTAAAACTCGGCTAATATATACGACTAAGAACGTCTTGAATATGAAAGACGCTGTGATAGTTAAAAAACTTAACAAAATGTTATTTTTTGCTGTTAATGTTTTTCGCTACATCTTTGCAGTTGACTTTATGCATACCGACAAAAAAAGGATTAAAAGATAGCGTGTCTCTGATGGCTTTACATCGTTTTACATCGTTTTCAAGCGCGGTATTCTTTTTTACAGTGTTACTGTGAGAAGATTTTTTCACAGGTAGGTTATTATTGCTTACGCCTTTCATCTTGATTCTGCGGTTACTAAAAAGTTAATTTTAGCATAAAGTGTACAGCAATACAATCGTTCTATCGAGAAAAACAGCGTTTTCTTGAGGAAGGCGAATAGCGTCAAAATTAGACCTTTCTGTCTAATTCTTTTACGTGTTTTTCTACGA